CTCCGACGATTTTGATACCGCCCTTCCCGCTTGGAACGATGACGCTCTCCTCGATTGCCAGCGGGCGGTTGTGCGGGCTGTATTGCCAGGCGTCGTTTGCGCCGACGACAATAGTATCCCCCATGTGGTCACGGCAAAGAGTGACCGCTGCCTGAATTGTGGCAAGCGGTACTGTTGGGTCTTCTCCCAGATTGCTACTATTGGAGCCGTCAGTTGCTTGTGGGTTATTCGGATCAACATAGAAGATTCGCGCGCCGGGCGCAAGGTAGCTTTTGCTGTCAATACTGGTATCTTTGTCGAAGCCCCATACCTGGCGCTGCCCGGCAGCAAAACCGGCGTTGCGGTCAAAAGTGTTCATTCCCATAGTTGCCCTCCATTAGGCGGGCATTGTCGCCGTGATGCCCTTGTAGTTCAGAATCCAGTGGTTTGCCCCACCCGCCGCGCCGTCCGCAAACGGGTTGTTAGCCATTTCGGTATCGCCAAAGTTGGCAACGTTTCCGGTAACATAGGCCCCGGCAACCGCCGCGTTCAGCGTGATGCCTTTCCCGGCGGTATTGGATGGCAAGAACATAACGTTATCAATGACTGACGGCGAAGTCACGCCGGCGGCCAGGTCAATAGCGATCCCAGGCACTACCTTGAAGACGTTGCCGTGTTCTGGTAGTCCAAACACGCTGCGCGTGGCGTTGGCGTCCGTGCGGATACCATCGCGGGTCAGGTACGGCCCGAACTGGCAATCCGTAACCGTAAGGAATGGCGCGTCGGTTCCTGCCGGAACGCGAACGCCGTCTTGCCCCACGCTATCACCGGTAATGCCAAAGAAACAGTCGTGGATATAGGTTGCCCAAATTCCGCCAGCGGTACCAACGTGAACGCATCCGGCGGTGTCCCCGCCACCAAGTTCAAGACCGGCGATCTCAACCCGCTGCCCAGTTACGAGCAGCGCGGGCTTTGCCGTGTCGGCCCCGGCGGGTGCGAGCACGCTCACTACCGGCCATTTCTGCGCCGGGTTGCTCACGCCGATAATGTGCACCATGTCCTTGTTCACTTCTACCGGCCAGGCTTCCACGGCGCGCGCGTTGCCGCCATAGTTCAACACAATCACCACATCGTTATTGCCGCTGGTGCACAGGTCAATAGCCGATTGCAGCAATTGTTTAGGAGTGCTGGCACTGAGGCCGTCGTTGGTGTCTACTACCGGGCCGTCCGAGCCGCCATTGACAAAGAACACTTTTCCACAACCGACTGGCAAAACCGCTGCCAGTCCGCTGCCGGCGTACCACGCCGCGCTTTTGATGTTTGCACTTGTTCCACTCATTGCATATTCTCCTTATGCCGCCGGGGGCGCGATGGTCAGGCCGTTGTCGCCAACTTCGGCCTCGGCTACATCCTCAGCGAAGTTCCCCACCCAAAGGTCGGGAGCCGCGGCGTGCCCGTAGTACCCTCCGGGGTTGGAGTAGTCCCCGCCGAATACGTTACCGGTAACGATGTTGTGTCCCTGACTACCGCCGCGCAGGTCGAGTTTGATGGTGGCTGCAATCAATACGCCCTCGTGGAAGATGTTGTTAGTGATGGTGGACATATTGAAAGAGCGAATGCCGCCCAGGCTGCCAACGTGGTTCTCGTTTTCCCAGAAAGTGCAGCCGTTGATATGGCACTCGTAGGGGTTGGTATGGGCAGAATCAGAGACGATGATAGCAAACGCCGTGGAGTTGCCGCGTCTGAATTCCAGGAATTCACAGTTATCAATGGTCACGCGGTGCGGCGCTCCGGAGAAGTTGACGCCGTACAGCCCGCCCCACAGACCATCAAAGCGACAGTTGTCAATCGTGGTTTTGTAGGCACTGTACGAACTGGCGGGAACTTCGTCCAGTCTGATTGCCGTACCCGCTGCACCTACCTCGAAGGTAAACCCAGAAATACGCCAACCCTCGCGGCGCAATGTCAGGGCCGTACCGGCGGCGGTAGCTGCCGTCCATGTCGGCGCGTGGCTGCTATTCCCTGCGCCGACGATAGAGACATACGTTGGCACGCCGGTGCCCGGAACGATAACCGACTCGGTAACGTTAGCGCCGACATAGATCACGTCGTAGCTGTTGAGGTGCGGGTGCGTGATAAAGCTCGCTCCGGTAGAGCGGTCAATCAGCTCCTGAATCGTTGCCAGCGGCGCGTCAGGGTCAAGGCCGTAGTTGTTGTCGTTTGCCGCCGGGTGGGCGCTGTTGACATAGAAAACTTGTTGGTCACGCCCGCCGACGCTTTCTTCACGGTTGGTGCCCGCAATGCCCCAGATATGCGGGTAGCCGTTATACAATCCCTGTGGAATCATAGTTATACCCCCCTCGTTCTGTGCCAACCGGCGCGCGGACTGGACGGCTGCAAGGTTGTCGCGTTGTAAGCGTCAAGCATTGCCTGCGCAGCTTCAGCCCTTTCGAGCGGCCAAAGCGCCGGGTCGGTCTTGCGCTCTTTGATGATCGTCTCAGCCTTAGCCACCGTCATACCATAACCGGATTGCAACAATGCCTCAGCCTGCTTGGTTTTCGGTTTGACGTGCGGCTGCGCGTCTTCGAGCGCCTTGATTTTGTCGGCGCTCGTCATTGTCGCGGCTTGCCCTCGGAGCGCGGCTTCGAGTTCACGAAGCCGCGCCAGCTCTTCTTGAATTTGCGCTTGTGTCATTGCCATGTCGCGCCGCCTTATGCCGTAGTGCCGTTGGAGTAGTAAATGCCCCGGAAATCGGTAACGCCGACGTAAGAAGCATTATCCCAACCGCCGATCACGTCCTGTACCAGGAATTCGATGTCGCCAGTAGCGAAGTCGCCGAGGCGATAGGCCGCCGGGGCGCTGCCGCTGATAATCTCAATATCCGACAGTTTGCGCGAAACGACCGGGCCGGGCCAACCCTGCAAGCGGGCGACGGTCACGGCGGGCACTTCGCGCGGGTCGGCAATCAAGTACCAAGGGACGTTTGGTGAAGTAAAGCCAATGTACGGGTCAACATACACCCCGGCAACGAACTGCTGCAAGACGTTGCCACCTGCGCCGCCGTAGGCCAGCGAGTCTTGCAAGATCGTCTGCGCCTGGATTTGCAGAATCTTGGGGATAACCAGGAAAACGCGGTTGATGTTCATTTGGTTACCCTGCGCGTCGGTACGCTGCAACATCGCATTCAACCCAATAGCGAGGTTGGCCGCCGTCAAACGCCCGGTGCCGCCATAGACCAAACCCAGCGCCAGCAAGGCCGCCTGAGTTGTGGCGTTATCATACAGCGCCGAAACCCACGCATCCAACCAGCGCCGCGCGGCGCTCGCCATACGCATTGGAGTTTCAGCGATCTTGCCCAGGTCATCGTTCTGAAGCACCTGCCAGGATACGTCAAACTGCCGGGCGTAGGCTTCAACGCCGTAGTTTATTTCGGTTTCGCCGATATAAGTGGCTTCTGCTTCCTGCTTTTCCCGGCGCTGGTACAGCGTCCCCGGCTCGCTCATTCGGAAGCGAGAAACGTCGCGGAAATCCGGCACGGTGTCGGCGTAGGTATAGGCCGACCAGGAGCCACCGTCATAGGCGTAATCCGCGTAAAACTGGCGGCTAAGCGCGTCGCCGAAATAGTGCGCGAAGTGCGCGGTCACTTGAGTTTCGGCAAGCTCGCCCTTGACTTTACGCACCGGGGCGTAGTACGCCTCCTCGAATTTTGCGCGGATCGCGGCTTCAAATAACGGCAGGAAATGCGATTCTTGCACAGCCTGCGCAAAGTCCGTTCCGCCGGTCTTTGCTACCAGCGGCAGGCGGTTAAACGCCCGCACGGCTTTGACATTAGCTTCGCCCAATTCTGCGGTTGCCCATTCGGGGACGTCGCTTTCACGTAAAAGCGACTCGCGTTTGTTGGCATCAAGCCCAACGGACGCCAGGAAATACTCTTGCACCCACTTTGAAATTGTAAACATTATCTCATCCCTCCTAATGCAGTCCTGCGCCGATTTGCATAACCTGGCAATTTTGAGTTGACGCCGTGGCCCCGCCCTTCGGATACAGTGCGGCGGCTTCACTCGTGATGGTGGCGATGACGCCAAATAGCGTGTTGGCGCTGGCGTCCGCCGCTGCCGGTGACGTGCTCAGGTACACCCCGGCG